TTGGAATATCTCCTAAATCTCCACCACCCTCAAGTGGTTCTCCCGTAATTGGATCTATAGCATTTGGATCTGGAATAATACCATCTTTAATTTCCTGCTCAATCTGCTCATCAATTTCGATGATCTCTGCATCAGTTTGACGTAATATTTTTCTTCTTACATAATCATTCGAATAAAACTTACCAATATAAGGTTCGATTGTTGCAAGAGTTCCAAGTCTTTCGTTCATTAATTCAGAATTTTTTAATTCCGCAAACTGATTATCATATAAGAAATCATATTGAATATGTTCTCTGATGCTTTCCCAATCTTCAGGTGTAATAACATTTTTAAGAATCAATTGAGTCTTAAGCATATCATTAAATACTTGAGCAAATCTCTTTCTCAAACGTCCAACAAACTTCGTAAATTTAAGTTCATCTCTTAATATCTCAGACGATCTTCCCAAATTAAATCCACCATCAGATGCAATTCTTGACTCAGGAACATTCAATGATCTATAAAGTTTCTTTTGGAAATACTCGATATCAGATAATTCACCTAAGTTTTGACCACCAGGTAAAGTTGTAATTTCAGTTCCTCTTCCACCTTCTCTACGTGGTAACCAGAAATCTTCCATCATTGACATGAACTTACGATCATCTCTTACTTCACCAGTTTGTGCGTTATAAACTAACTTATTACGATAACGATACATTACCTCTTTTAGATATTGCTCTGCTTTTATCTTTGGAAGATTACCAACGTCAATATAAAATATTCTTCTTTCTGGTGCACGAGATATTCTATAAATTACTAAACTATCTTCAATCATACGAAGTTGATTTAGTCCTTTAATTGCTTTATGTAAATATGATAATACACTACCACGATTACGATCTACTAATCCAGATGTGCAGTAAGTAATTGCATCTTTTGCAATTTTAACACCTTTTGCACCACCACCACCTGTTGCAAGATTTGTTGGATAATTAGGTGAAGGAGTATAAATGTAATATTCATCAATTTCTGGATTCAAAATTGCTCCAGCATCATCACGATTATTTCTTACGTTGACATAATCATTTGGATTTTTCTTTTTTTCTTTACGTATAAATTTTATTTTTAGAGAATCAATATATCTTAAATCTTGAATACCATCCTGTGGTCTTTTCTGGTCGATAACTTTCAGATAACATATTTTACCATCTACGTACCAATTACGAAATATTTCATGTGCCTTACGATCAAAATCTAATATCTCTTTGAGATATTTAAATTCTTCTCTAATTATTTTTTTTAATTTATCACTTGCATTTAAATTAGATAATTCTATTTCTACAGGTGAGTCATATAAATCACTTACGATTGCTTCATTTACAATATCTTCAATTGCACCATCACACTCAGGATGCAATGCCATCTCTCTATATCTTTTAATTAAATCGAATTCGTTTCGATATACTCCTTCTATATCTACATAAGAACCATAAAAACCACTCTGTATATAATAGTCAGACCCGTCCTCATTATTTTGAGGAACGGGTGAAACTATCGATTGTGATTTTTTTTCTTTATCTTCAACAGAAAAACCAAAAAGCCTTGCCATATTATAATTGTACTAGTATTTTTACTATTTATCTGATATTTTCACCACCAGCTTGAGAGCTAGTACCCTTAAATGCTTCCCACCAGTGAACCTGCATCTCTACATCAAACTGTTCAATCGTATCAGTTGTTTCATAATTAAGATCGATTGTGGAAATATTAGTTGGAAAAATATCCCAGAATTTATACGAACGTAGAATTGAACCATCACGATCCAACTGATGAACGAAAGCATCTTTATGATACTCGTCTGGATCAGTTAATCCTGTGGCATCTTCTAGTTTGTTAATTACATTCATCCATTTTTCCATCGCAGATCTGATAACAAAATCTGAATCGTTAATGACTGTGATAGTCCATGTTTCGAATGTTCTGTCTCCAGCAACTTTTAAAATACGACCTCTAAAGGGTATTTCGACTGGAGCAATTGTTGAAGCAGGAAGTGCTGCTGCTTTAACTAAAAATCTAGATTTCTGTAAGACATCGTTTGCGATTGCAACCGCATCTGGAAATGCTAACTCTACCTCAAAGAGGTTTGGTCTAGCACCACCACCAGACAATCTACTTTTGAAATCACTAATTTTCCTTAGTGGAATATTGTTGATTTGTTGACGTGAAGGCATTGTTTTAAACCTCTAAATTAATTAAACGGAACCGATAACTTCTTCAAACGATACACCAGATCGAGTGGCAACGAATGTAAGACCAATGAAGTTAATTGACCTTGCTGGTTTGACAAAGATGTCTGCTATGAACTCGTTATTATCTATAACAGAAGCTGTGTTATTTGTCTCATCACAAACAACAACATAATCTTGAATACCTCTCTTGGATTGAACATCTCTTAGGAAAGGTTCAACAATGTTCACAAAGTTTGCCCTTGTGATTTCATCGTTAAATTCAAACAATTGGTCTTTTGCAGCTGCTGCAATACCATTTTCAAGATAGATGAACAGTCTACGAACATTGATTCTATCGAATGCAGATGCTTTTGCGAAACCAGTTTTATCACCGAATAATATAATTCCTGCACCAGGTGAGTTGATAACTGGATTTATTCTATTTGAATAAAGTTTATCTCTCTGTAATCTGGTTGGATTATAAGGAAGTTTAACTGCATTTAAGATTGCTCCTCTGTCTGTACCTGCTGGTGAGAACCAAGGGAAATCGTTAATGTCATTTCTTGCACATGTTCCTGCAATGTCACCATTTAATGGGACGTAACGGAACACTTCATTAAACCTATCATACATGTATTTGTACCCACTGTCAAATACTGCGAAGGTAGATGATGTTATTGTGTCATAAAACTCAACAACATTATCAGTGATTGTTTGATCATCAAAAACTGTTACTCCAAATGCATCCTTTGTATCAGATAATATACGATCTCTTGATGGTGAGATGAATGCGACTGCATCCTTTCTCTCCTCTGCAACACTAATGAGTGTAGTTGCCAATTGTCTTGTGCTATCCTGACCATACTTACCAGAACCCATCAATAAGAAATCTACATTATCTACTGTGTCACTTTGAAACTTTTGATATCCTGCAATTAAATCACCTAAACCAGAATCAAGTGAACCAGTAGTTCCAATACCAGTCGTTCCTCCATAATTAGTTCCTTTTGCAATTTCTAAGTTTACTTTTCCACAACTATTAAACACAATCCCGTCAGCATCTTGATCCCATCCACCATCACTAAATTTAGTGAAGTTGGAACCAGTGAATCCAGTTGTTGTAACACCTATTACAGAACCACCAAGACCAAAAATGTTTGTTGAATTAGTGTAAAGATATTTTCTCCAGTAAGATGGAGATCCTACAGAGAACGTTGCATCTTTTGCTTTTGATAGGTTAAGATGTTTCTCTAATACTGTTCCTGCATTTCCTGAAATAGTTCCTTTTGCGTCAATGACCACAACATGAACTTCATCAAATCTACCACCTCTTTCTGAAGCATAAGATGATGTACCAGGTTTTTCGGCAATTGCATTCCATTTAGCAGTTACAGTTGTTGTTCCTCCTCCGACTGAAGCAGTAGTAACATCATAGGTTTGCTGATCAAACCAATCTAATGTTCCATTTGCAGCCACAGTACCACCAGTAGATACTGTTGCATTAACGTTAGGAGAAAATTTGTAGATACTGTTGTAGTCTTTTGGTGTTTCAGTTCCTGCAGCAGATACATGTGATAAAAATTTAACTGAAATTTGATCAGTACTAAGTCCTACAGAGGTATTAGGTCCTACTTGAGTGACAATTCCTTTGAAATGACCATCTAATAAACTAGTTGTGCCAGATCCTGATACAACTGTGCTTTCAGGAACTGTTTGTGTTATACCAACACCAGCTACTACTGTTTGTGCTATACCAGTCATAGTTAGATCTAGTATTTGATCAGCCATGCCATCAATAATGGCAACCCTAATTCCATTTGACCAAGTACCAGGATTTCGTGCTGCTAGTGTTACATTGACTAAAGAATTTTCTTGATAACCTAATTCCTGATAGTGTTCAGTGCTTTTAACTTTAAAACTTGCACCAGCACCAACAAATCCATTTCTAAGATCTTGGTCATCTGCTCTGACAACACTTAAACTTCCTCCATACGCTAAGTATGAGGATGCAACCATCCATGTTTCGTATTGTTTATCTGCATCATATGGTTGACCAAATTGGTCAAATAAATCATTTTCTCCAGTAATAGGAGTTGGTTCATTGACTGGTCCTTTTGCAAAAGGTCCTACGATTCCCCCAACTTTACCAGTTGTCCCGTCGATTCTTCCAATCGTTAGGTCAACTTCTCTTATGAGAATACCTGGAGATGCTAAATTTAAGGCCATCCCTTACTCCTCGTAATCCAAAATTATCTAAAAATATTTATGTAAAAGGGTATTTACGATGGGGAAACAATGCGTGAACATCACCAATCTGGATATATATCTTCACCTCTAAACCTAGTCTTTCTTCTTTTTGTAATTCTATGTACAGTACATGTTTTACATTCATATGAATATGCTGAAGGTAAGGTTCCTTTATACTTTCTTGTCAAATAAAAATCTTCTACTAAATTTTTGATCTTACCACACACTCTACATTTTCTTTCGGAGAATAATAAATGTTCTAATTCTATTTGTTCATCAAATTCCATATCATATTTTAAATTTTAAAAATGTGCGTCCAATCGTATTATCTTTATACAACCAAATATATAAAAAATTGAACTCATATTTTTTATTCATTGATAATCCCACATATAAGATCTATCACCATATTCATCAATATGCCATAAGTCTCCATCTTTATCAACAAAACTTTCATCATCTAATCCGTTAGCAATAAATCCAAAAGGTGCCATATCCTGCTCTATCTGATTTCTTTGTTCTTCATATATTCTTTTTCTTATATCATTATCAGTCATTTCTTTAAAATAATCTTGTGCGACTAACCATGCAAATAATACTAAACACATTGCTAAGTCATCATTACATCCTTCTTCTGCTTCAAATGAATTATGTTTTTGAGCAAACGTAGTTAATTCGGATATAATTTCATAATCACAAGTTAATAACTTACTATCTTCGATCATAGTTTTTAAATTACTACAACCTAGTTTTTTAACTGCTGAAGTAGTTCTAACACCTAATTGAGTTTTCTTTCCCGAAAATCCTTGCCCAACAACTTGCCCTGCTCTCCCTCTCATAGATGCCATAAGTAAGTTTTCATATTCCAAATCATATTGAAGGATACTTGCAACTTGATCACCAATATCATTTACTTCAACTAATAAGTATGCATTATTATATCCTTTTGCAACATCTAATATCACATTTGGAAACAACATTGGTTTTACTTCATTATTTCGATATTTTGCTACAACCTTATAAGGAAATTGTGTTACATCAAAAACTATAAATGCAGAATAATCATTTCCAAGTCCTCTTGCAACGTCAACTGTGAGTATGTAATTATGATCTTTTATTGGATTTTCGTAAATATCTAATCCTGCATTCTTTGCAATTGGAGAGTCATATACCATATTTCTTAATATGGCAGGACTTATTAAAGTATTAATTGATCCAAGAAATTCACATTCAAACTCGACTTTGAACTGTTGTTCTGATGTGTTTGCAATTGTTTGTTGTTTCCAAACACCATCTCTACCTGGCACTTCAGACCAATGAACATCTGTTGGAATATATTCGTTCTTTCCTCTTTCGGCATCATGCCAGTACCTATAAAAATGATTCATCCCGTGAGGGGTTGAGACCATTATAACTTTGGTGTTTTTACCAGAAGTGATAGTAGGATATACTGAGGCAAAGAATGACTCAGCAATATGGTTAGGAACAAAGGCAAACTCGTCCAGAAAAAGAATGTTAAAAGACATACCTCGAACTGCAGAGGCAGAGGTAGATGCCGCCAGTATTTTAGATCCATTTTCTAACTCCAGTGATCCTTTATTCCAAGCAATAATGCCCTGTTGCATCCATTTAGGTAAATTCTCATATGCAGTCTGTAATCTACCTAGTAAATCTCTGGCAGTTGCTGCCTTGTTAGCAAGAATACCAATATTAGCACTGTCATTAAAAACAGCATAATGTAAAAGATATGAAACAGATGTGGTAGATTTACCAGTCTGTCTAGGCATTTTACATATATTGAATCTATTTTCGTGAAAATTTCTAATTAATTTCTCTTGAAAATCATAAGGATGAAACTGTGTTAATCCTTCATCTAGAGAAACGATTTTTATATAATTTTTTGCAAAATAAACAGGATCATTCTTACACTTAATAAATTCAATGACCTGCTCCTCAGTAAATTCATGAGGAGTATTTGCTTTTTTTAAATTTGGATTGCCAAGGTATACATTATCATTCATAATTTATCAGCAGTTCCACTTACGAAGTGACTTATTAATTCTTGAATCTGGATCACTCGCAGTTTTTGCACTTGTTAATTTCTTTTTCATTCCCTTCATACGAGCACAGAATGATGCTCTACGAGGATTTCCAACCTTTTTACTTGGTGCTTTTAAGTCAGAACCAGGATTATCTCTTTCATAAGACTTTCTTCCTTTCTCATTTAAACCACCTTCCTTATTCTTACCAGATTTTTTTGTCCATGCTGCCCCCTCATCCAATTCATTTCTCCAATCAGATTGCACTTTTTTTGCTGAAATTACATCAATAATTTCTACAAAATCATTACCATTGGCATCCTGTAAAGTAATTATTTCCTCTTTCTTCATCTTCTTAGATACTGCTTCTTGTTCTTTCTTTCTAAGCATTGCCTCCTTCTTTGCATTATCTTTCATCATCATAGAATGAGTGGTAATACCAACCTCTTCTTTCACTTTTGTTTTAACACCACGTTTTTCTTTATGTGCTTTATGTCTTGCGTCCATTGCCACAAGTCTCTCAGCAGGATCAGCAGCATTACCACCTGTACCTGTTGCTCTTACGTTTCTGACAGATGCTTTACCATAGTTAGAACGACCACGTTCCTGACTTAATCTTTGATTGTCACTGTCCTTTTGTCTTTCAGAAATTACCTCTTCCTTTACACCCATCTTACCACCAGGAACTCTCTTTGTTCCAATATGTTTTTCAATACGGTCTTCTACCTTTTTCTTTGCATCTGGATGTGATTTACTAAGATCGGCAGTTCCCTTATAACCTTCCTTTGTTACACCTGCCTTTGCTCTTTGTTTCTCAGCAGCACCTCTGATTACCATTTTTATCTTATTCTTAAGTGAATAAGGATTTTCCTTTTTCTTTTTACCAAATGCAGACATTGCACCTTTTGGTTTTCCATCTCCCTTATAAATGCCATATGACATACCTTCAGAAGTATCTGTAGTATGTTGCTTATCGGGTTCATTCATTGCAAGATTTTTTGCTTTCTGTTTCTTTGAGATCTTCGGTCCTCCAATCGGATCACCATATTCATCTCTTTGAACTTCTTCTTTCTTCACACAGTTTGGATATCTCTTACCAAACATTGTCTTCATACCTTTCTTTTCATATCCCTTCCAGCACTTTTCTGAAAATTGTTGGAATGATAA